ATCCGGGGTTCCTCGTTCTACTTTATCGAACGATGACGGTTATTACCACTAAGCGTGGTGATACGAAGCCGGAAAGGTTGATCCGGAAGGTAGTGGGGGTCTGGGAAGCACATTGTGGTGCTTCCCTCCCGTTACCGTCCGGCCTTTCAGACACACGTCAGTTTAAGGAGTTTTGTGTGGGACTCCTTGAAAACCCTGACACCCACCCATGGAGTGGGGCGCTGTCTACGACGGGGGCGCGTAAGCGCTTGTCTGTCGCAGCGTCTTTATTCCTCTTTCGCAAGGCACTGCCTGTGACAGCGGACAAGAGGTCGATGTGCATGTCACACAGGAGGGCGTTTGTGCCCGAATGTCGTGAGGAGCGTTCCCCCTTGCCTGCCGGCTATTTAGACTTTGTTCGTAGAACCGTCCGTCGCGAGATGGATGGGTTCCACAAGGGGTATATAGCCGCGGCGTGGAGTTATACTCCATCAGTGTCATCCTGCACTGGCTCCTCTCGTAAGAAGGGGGGCTGCAGGGCCTTGCGACCCGATCGTTCTTCCTACCTTCGCCGTGTTCTTGGTGACGAGTACTTCGAGGTTGATAACCTTGTTAAGTATGAGGTCGTCAACACGGGCGGGAAGGCAAGAGGTGTGACTGTAGCGTCTCCAGATCTTAGTTATCTGGCTCCTTTACATAAGACGCTATACGATCATCTCGCTCAACTCCCTTGGCTTCTTAAAGGTGAGGCCAAGCCGGGCAGATTCTCTTCTTTCTTTCAGAAGGAGGGTGAAGTTTTCGTGTCGGGCGACTATGAGAGTGCCTCTGACAACCTGCGCGTTGAGGTTGCTATGGCTATTGTTGATACTCTCCAGTCGATGGCCCCAAGGATACCATCTCCGGTGTGGGAAGCCGCTAGGGCTTTTTTGCACTGTCGGATTAAGTATCCCGACTTGGGGATCCCTATGCAGTCCGAGGGGCAATTGATGGGGAATCTTTTGTGTTTCCCCCTCCTTTGTCTTCAGAACTATATCGCTTTCCGCTGGGTATTTCCTGAGCGTATACCTGTTAAGATTAACGGTGACGACATTGTGTTCCGGACTACTAGGGCTCGGTACGAAGTTTGGGCCGAATTTGTGTCTTCGGTGGGGCTTGTTCTGAGTCGGGGGAAGACTCTGGTTAGCGCGAAGTTTTTTTCGCTGAACAGTTCTTTCTTCTGGGCGAGGACGAACAAGATGCCGAGACTCATCCCGGTGACACGTGTCTCTTGCTTTGGCAAGGAATTTGAGGACTTTGGGGCTCTTTCTGGCTCCTATAGGTCCTTTACACGAGGTTACCGGTTGGAGGCGAAATTGCGGGCTGAAGTGTTGTTTCTTAAACACTTTCGCGGCTATATTTCGGGCTCCGGCCGATCTGTCCGTAGGGGGCTGAATATCCCCGCTTCTATCCCTTCGTTGAAAGAGTCTGGACTCTGGAAGCGAGAGTGCTGGTACTTCGATTCCGTGCACGCGTCTCATGACGTGTTGCCGGAGAGTCCCAGTAGGATTAAGTGGGGGTCTTTGCCCCCGGGGTGGAGAAGAACGGACGTCAAGTCCTGTAGGGTCACCGGTCAGGTTACATTTTACTCGCCTAGTTGGTATGAGTTGCCTTTTGCACCTCCTCTGCCTTCGAAGCCTGTTGTGCAACAGGATCGGGTCGATGCTCTCCAGAGAGCTTTTTGGCAGGACTTGATATCTAGGACCTGGACGGTTCTTCCTACGCGAGGTCAACTCGTAGAAGATTACAAAAGAAACGTTTATGGGACTGGATGGGAGAGGCGCTGGCAGGAGTGGCGTAAACCGAGTAAGAGGCTTAGGTTTCTGAAAGCGTTTGCGACTCTCCGTCGTGTGGACCCTACGCCAGCGTTGGGTTGGGTGTATAAGAGACGGGAGCCAACTTGTTGGTGGCCCGTGGATGAAGGACGTGTAGAAGAATTGGTTGAGGGCTGTTCGCCTCAGGAATTGTGCGATTGGGAGAGGCAAATTGGTCTTATGACTTTTGAGCCTCCATCGGACTATGAAAGAGCGGACGTCTTTGACGGGATGCCTTGATGACTTTCTATCACCAAAGTCGGCCATCCGAACCGGTTAGTATGGCGCCAGTATCCGCGGACACCGCGCCAGTCGGCCTTTGGGCTTTCTGGGTGTTGCTGGTTTGCTTGTCTCTGAATAGCATGTCTGGTGTCAGCCCTGTAACGGGGTGCAAGTGCAAGGCTCAAAGAGTCCCTCTTCGGAGTGGAGGTATCCCTTGTGCGGTGCGACACTTGCCTGGAGCCGCCGTAGCAGCAATGTTACGGGGAGGTATGGTGAGGCCGGAGGGAACAGGGCGTGGAAGGAAATCGACCACTGTCCGTTAGCCGTGCCGTCGCATGCTAGTAGGAGTAAACTTAGAGAAAGTCGGTGTAGTGTGGCCGGCGTTGATCATAGATCACCGTCTCGGACTGGGATGACGTTAGGGAACTTGCCGAAGTATTGGGAGGCCTTCGGGCCGTGTAAGTCGCGATGACTTTGTCTCGTGCAGCACCAGTCTGCGGATTCCGCCCCAACTGACCAGCAG